TAGAATATCCTTTAAATCGTCTTCAGTTTGATACGGAATAATTTCATCCACATACTTTACAGCTTGTAGCTGTGTCCAACGTTCAACTAATGTTTGTACTGGTGCATTTTTTTCTGGCCTATCAACAGAAGGATCGACTTGTAATGCACATACCAAATAGGTGCAGTGATCCTTTGCTTCACGTAACATTGCACAATGACCAGCATGTAACAAATCAAATGTAGATGCAGTAAGACCTACGACTCTTTCAGGAGTTGCCATGTGTGTTTCCAATCTTTCACTTGTGTTATTCTATGTCCACGATATGCTAAGGCTAAGGATAAAGTATAATCATTTCCACCCGGTTCCATCTTATCACCAAAGAACCAATATTTCTGAGTCATATCCAAATCCTTAATAATTTGAGATTTATCTGCACCAAGCGGTGTAATATCAATGCCAGTCTCACCAGCTACATCAAACTGGATTTGTGGATATTTTTTAGATAAAGCCTCAGCTATATTGTATCTTTCTCGTTTATGTTCATCCCATTGCTTGTACATAGCACGTTCTTCAAGTGTACAACCACGTCCAACAATACTAAAGTTGACAAGCCCAGGTCTATAATCGATATGGTGTCCTGTTTTGCGGTAAAACTTGGAATTTGTTACTTCCTTTTCCAAATCCTTTACCAATTCTTCAGGTAGATTAAACACGCCAGAATAAAGACGAGTGTCCTGTTGCCATACATCATTACCAGAACAATTATAAACCTTTTGCGCTAAATTGTAAATAGCCTTTGGCAACTGTTCTAAAGTTTTTTCTCTATTCGATCCAGTTACAAAATAAACCGAATTGTGAGTAGCAAATAATTCAAACCATGCTGCAAAGTCACTATCCATTTTTTGTCTTGATGGTGTAAGTGTTCCATCAATATCAAATACGTAATTCATTTTCAACAAACTTTCTTACCATATCAGACAAAGACTTAATACTTTGACGTGTTAAAAACACATCTTGAACAAAACTATCTGGGATCTGAATAGAATCTAAAAATTCATTTTCTAACTCCATTAGCATTTCTGTAGTACTCAAACTATCGATTACACTTGGTAACCAAGTTTCTTCATCAATACTTGGATCAGCTCCTTCCATTTCAATAAGGTATTGGATGATCCATTGTTCAAGATTATCTAATTTATTCATGACATATGTCCAACCGTTTCTCTTACAATGTCATTATGGTTAAACTCAGCCCAATACAATTCATATGCAATACCTGACTCTAAACATTCGAATTGATGATATACACCAGGCTTTACTTTATGATAATCGCCTTCATATAAAATAGTTTCATCAACAAGATCATAATCTTTTTGCCAAACACGAACTAACATTACGCCTTTTTCAACAAAGAAACCATTCCATTTAAATTCATGGAGGTGTTTAGAACACACTCCGCCTTTATTCATTTGAATACGGTGGAACTCTAAAGCACCATTTGCTTCAATAAGTTCTGTCACACCCCATACTTTACCGGCTTTCATACCATTTCTCCATATCTTTTATCGTATTAATCTCAATGCCATTATAATTTTCAATGCGGACACCCTTTACCATATCATTGTTTTGGATCCAACGCAGTGTCTCAATACTTTCTTCTTTTTCTTCTTTATATCTTTTAAACGTACGCCAACGATTTGCAGCTTCCTGAGTATATCCATGAAATCCTAATGCAAAGTCACCATACGTTAATGCGCTACGAGCAAACCAGTGAATTACATTATTTGTCTGGATCATCTTACAAACCGAAGGATTTGCTTGTCCATCAGGTGTCATACTCTTATAACCCTGCACAACATAATGATCGTCCAATCCTTTTTCAATTAATTGGACTGCTTCCAATGTAGGATCTGGATTGTCACCTTGAACGTTAATATACTTATCATAGTTTAATTCTTTACCAATTACTGAAATACAACGATCCGTTCCATCAGTGCAATTAGGATTTGTCATTATCACATTTTCTAATGGAATTTCCATTGCAACACGAGCATCATCAACTAAGACATATGTATCATATCCAAACGAAGATGCTGTATCAAAGCAACGTCGGATAAGTGTCTTACCATCCAAATCAATCATAGGTTTACCAGGAAACCGAGTTGACTCGTATCGAACTGGAATAAGAATTGCTGTTGTCATTCAGATAGCTCTTTAATTCGTTTATAAGCATTTTGCAATTGTTCTTGCAATTGGTGGACATTGTTTTCCAATAGCGTAACTTTATTTTCCAATTCACGGATTAGCTTATCTTTACGTTCCATTAAATACTCCATTCTTGTAAACGTATTCTAATGCATTGTTTGCTTCTTTATCCATAGGTCTGTTTTCATACCAGCGACCAGTATCGGCGTCAAATTGACGGCATAAATTTTCAATCTCAATTGGTGTAATAGGATAACCACGTTCCACTGCTTTACCAGCTACTGCAATCATAATCTGATACATTTTATGATACCAACCAGTGTTACTTATAGTCATATAGTCTGCAGCTAGTTTCTTTGGCCAAAATGGACAATCTGTGTAATTATTCCATACGATATTAGTATTCTCCAATGAGCTTTTACGGTGTTCAATAACTTGTCTAGCCCATTCTTCTGGTAATCGATCTAAAAAGTTTTCAGCCTTTTCTTTACCTACATATGGGTACTTGGCAAGAAGAAAATCCACATCAAGGGAATTAGTGCCACCAGTAAAAAGAAAGTTATGAGCATTGTTGTATGTCGCAGGGACGTAGTACATTCTACTAAGGTCTTTAGTTTGTTTATCTCCTGCTCCGTCAAGGTGACTGTTGAGTGCGTACCAAAAGTGTTTAATTTCTTGTGACTCAACATGGCGCGACAGTTTGAATACAAGACGAAATTTTGGTTGATCGACTTTAGAACTGGCGGTACTATAACAAGTGTAAGTCCAAGTACCGCACATAGCAGAGACAGCATCTTTTACGTTTCCATTGATTTCAATATCGTCAACATCAACAGCAGCCCAGCCTGCCCAAGCCAATACATTCTTGTTGGCTCTAGTTGTACCAACTGTATATACAGCCGGTGAAATAAGTTCAGCATCTAGCTTACCTTCCAATTTACGTTGAGATAATTTGTACAATAAATTATTAAACTGATCCCATGTCTCAAAGTCAAGACGCTTATCAGTCTTATTGTCAAATCTACTGTTAAATATAGTTACAGAGTACATTATACAAAAAAATCTTCCAATGTTGCTACAGGTTCAGGTGTCCAGTCAACCGCATCCAGGATTGGACGTAGCGGTTCAATAAATGTCTTCTCAAACATTATACCATAGTCAACATGCTTTTGTAAACCAAATTCTTTTGGTAAAACGCCAGGAAATGAAATAACATTTTCTTTTATAGGATTAGGTGTTTTTAGATAGATGAACTTAATCTTTTCACCATTCTTAATTGTCTCATAGCGTTTTGTTAATTTATTTTCCTTTAAGTAGTAGTTATACAATAGAGCACCACGCACATGGATTGGAGTACCCTTACTGTATATTAACTTACGGTCATGGAACTTATCAACATCTGACACTCCACGAGGAAAGGCTACATTTTCTGGTGGAAGACTGCTGAATTCTTTCTTAAAGTCTGCAATAAATTTTTGTGTATCGCTTTCAGTACCAGCAATGATAACCTTAAAGACTTCTTTAAATTTATTACGGACAACCTCAGGCGTAGATGACTTAATTGCTTCAATACCCATCATCTTTAGTTTAGGCTCAGCAAACTGTACACCTTCTGAGTTATGTACGTTAAGAATGTATCTTTTCTTTGCAGTCCAAATACCACGATCAGCAATAACCTCTCGAGCCATTTCCATACGAGGCGTATAACCATTCATAGTATGATAGAACTCATCATAAGATTTAGCTAAGATTTTTTCAAAATGCTCTTGACAAATTTTATCAAGAAACTTTACAGGATCTGCAGGATTAAACTGCTTGACAAGAGGACCCATGTTAATATAAACAGAATCGGTATCAATAGCCAGTACATAGTCTTCTTCCGTTTTAAGTAGCTTATTCATTTCTTTGTTAATTGCTTCTTCAGCCCAACGGATCACAGTTTGACCCGTAAGTGTAACTGACTCAGCCAACGCATTATCGAAGTACTTAAAGTACTTATTCGCCAAAGCACCATACAATGAGTTTAGTAGAATTTTAATAGCCATCTGATTATTTTCAAGCTGGTTAATCACCGAATCTAATGAACTATCTTTAGTCTTTTCGTATTCCGATTGTGCTTGCAACATTTTCTTTTTGATCTGAGAACGTTCAGCATAGTAGTCAACAATAAGCTCAGGAATAATACCTTGCTTATCTTTAAGGAATGGAACTCCAGAGGCACAAACCGTAAGGTCTTCACATACCTTTTTCTTACGGTCTACTTTATACAGATAATGATCAGGACCTTGAGGAAAACGATATGTATGATCGCGATATAGAGTTTCTGGTGAAATGTTTTGTTGGACAATAATATTAGGATATAGTGAGTTAAGGTCAAAGGACACTACCCAATCATGTGAACCAACGTGTGGATCTTTTACATATCCACCAGCAATAGAGTGTGCACCATTCGAACCCCAACCAGAAGATGCGCCAGCTGGATTTTTCTTTGATGTTTCGGTAGAGCCTACAACATTATAAGGAACCTTATCAATTTGCTTAACAGGCGAAATAATATTTTTTGATAAAAGCCTACGGTAAATAATTGATTCCCAAATAGATGTAGTACCAAACGTGTCAGATAAATTAACACCACCCTTGTAAGCCATTGTTAAGGCTAAAGAAATCAGACCCATCTTCTGGTCAATACGATCAACTAGCTGAACGTCTTTAATGTTATAGTCAATAAACTTTTGGTGGTCTTCTTTGTATAGTGTATAAAGATTACCATGTTCTTCATAAGACAGTTTACGTTCACCAAGTACAACATAAGCAATATGGTCAAGACGGTATGATTCCTGAGCACCATATGAATATCCAAACTTACGGAAAAGCTCAAGATAATCAGCTTGTTGAATACCAACTAATTCATACCCTTGCTGCACACGGCCTGCAATTGTTTGGTTACGTTCATTAATCATTTTCCAAGGAGATAAACGCTTCATAGCTTCTTCAGAACCAAGCATACGAATACGGTTAACAACATATGGAATATCAAAGAAACGTGTATTCCAACCAGTGATTACATCTGGATAATTCTTAGTCCAATATGATAGAAACTTAGCAAGCAATTCTTGTTCTGATTCACAGTAATGATATTGTACCATATCACCACGTAAATCGATTTCCGTTTTACTTGCGTCATAGGTGTCTAAACCCCAGACCTGATAAACAGAAGACTTGCTTGATTTAAGAGCTATTGAAATAATAGGATAGGCTGCTTCTTCAGGTGTAGGAAATCCATCATCAGAAGCAACCTCAATATCAAAGTTTACAACATTAATATGGTCACGCTCAAAGGTGATGTCTGTTGGAAATTTTTCGGTAATAAACTGGTGGATATAGTTAGTGGTACCAAAAATTTTAAAGTTTTCTGTACCATCATACATTTCAATAAACTCTTTGGCCTCACGCATACTGGAGAAATGCATTGGTTTTAAATTATTGCCAAAGATTGATTTGTGTTGTGTATCTTCTTCAGAACGAGTCGGAATATACAGTGTTGGCTCAAACTTATATTTATGAGACACTGCTGTCCCATTGTCGGTGTAACCACGATACAAGATCGAATTACCATAACGATTTACAGATGTGTAGAATGTCAAAATATACCTCCGGTTTGGAGTCTATTCTATCATAAAAAAGGGGGTATGTAAACCCCCTAAATTTATTTTTTTTCTGAAACAAATGAATACATTTCGTTGGCCTTTTGCATGACCTCTTCCATCGTATACATTTTTGGAATATATCTGTTCCACGCTTCGGTGGCTAGTTCCATGTTTTCTTTGTTTGCTTCAAACATGGTTTTCGCAATTTGCATTTGTGTATCGTATTGTTTGTCTAGCATGTCTTTTGCCATTGCTAGAACGTCAGTACGGATTTGATAAGGATTAGACATAATAATCTCCTGTGTCTGTGTTGTGATCAAAGGGGCCATTACAGCCCCTCTACTGTGCTTCTTCTATCAGCGTTTCAGCTTTGCAATCTGCATCATGCATTCTTTGGCTTCTTTATGATAACCAAGCATTGCTAGATGAGTAGCTGCTCTGCTATATCCAACTACTTCACACCAGTTTTTAAAACCAGCCCAAAGTTTTTGGAAGTACGTACGATGGTCGATAACTACTGTTTCAGTATAAAAAGCCATTACACCCACCCCTTTAGATTAGAGTTTGTGTTTGCTGCAGAACGACGAAGTGAAGGATCATCGTGTGCTATTGAATATATATCGCCTCGTGCGATTCCAATATCATTCAACTCTCTGTCTGATAGTTTATTCAGCTCTTTGATTGTTGCCTGAATTCTTGAATTCTCCTCACGCATTTTCATGAATGATTTGAATAGATCAAATAAGCCCTCAATCGGACTCTGTAAGTAATTGCTTAGCGCTTGAATGTGTGTCATTTGTGTTTTCCTCGTAATGACCGATTTCGATTTTACGAGGACGCAGTTCCTGTGGAATTTCGTATTTCAGTTCTACTGACAACACTCCATCTACGAGATCCGCTCCGTTTACGTGTACGTGTTCAGACAGCCTAAAGGTGCGTTTGAATTTCTTGGTGGAAATACCACGGTGAATATACTCGCGACCTTTACTTACATGTTCGCCTTTAACAGTCAAAGTACGATCTTTGACTTCAATGGTGAGTTCATCTTTACTAAAACCAGCAACAGCCAATTCAATCAGGTAATTAGTATCACCAGTTCTTAAAATGTTGTGAGGTGGATAATTGTCAGATGAATGTTTAGCTACATAGTCAAGTTCATTAAGTAGATGGTCAAAGCCAACAAAAGATGAACGTGGAAATAGTGATTGTACGCCTGTCATAGTTTTCTCCTTTTTACAAGCAAGAATAAATGTGGCCGGACTATCCGCACCACATAAATTATTTATATGAATGAGCTATACCCAGAAGGTATAGCCGCTATTTATTTCCGATATTGTATTTTGGACATAGATCCCATTGATCTTTGTCGCGGTAGGAAATGATTTTAATCTGCCGCAAAGGTGCTACAGTTAAATCTTCTTTTTTTACAAAATCAATTAAACCCCAATCACTTAGAAGCGTTGCAATCGTATTACGCCGCATTACATCGTTTTCTTCTAAGTTAGCCTTTTTACCATCCAACATAAACAGCTCTTTAAAATGTACAATAAAGTACCGTCCTTGTTTATGTAGGATATGACATGATTGGTACAACTTTTTTTCTTTACGTGATGCTACACCAATACGTGTAAGAGTTTCTCGTACTTTTAAAAAATCATCTGGTTCATTAAGTGAGATCTCCAACATTTCTGTTGGGGACCAATCGATTACGCTATTTTCTTCCACCTTTGCTCACCTTCTTTTTTATAGTTGTTATTTGCTCAGGTGATAGAAGTGAGAGGACTTGTCTCGCTTTCTCGTTGCTATATCCATAGTACTCTTTAATCACTTCAATATCACTATCTAAGTCAGGTTTAATCCATTTTGAAAATCGTTTTTTCTTTCTGACTGTATTTATAAAAAAGTGAAATTGTAGCTTATTATCGATATGAGCATACTGATTCATGATATTAGCCAATGCTACAGTATCTCGGAAATAAGAAAGACTACGGTTGACCACAAAGGGAGTGTATGACTTTTCCATAACGTCATCATACATAATATCTTCCTTTGTATCATTGATGCAGGTTAAGTACTTAAATGGACTTGTCATTTAAAGTTTACCTGTGCCATTATTTCTGTCATACATGCAACCACGTTAAGTTCGTGGTCAGCAACAAAAGCGTCCTTATATTGGTAATCAGCAAGAATAAGAACAAGCTGAGGAATAGACTGAGGCTCAAGGTAATCATACATACTATCATAGAGACCACGGAAAATAGCCTGTGGTTCTACATCCATGTTATCGACTACCCATCTCCGCATACCTTTAAAATTTTTATCCTTTAAAGATGCTATAAGAGAATCAATCCCACTGCTAACAACATTGGAACTATTGCTGTTAATGCCAGCACCAGCAATATGTAAACGCTGTCCTTCATTTAATACTCTCCTCCAATCAGGAGCGTGTTTCATGATTAAGTCAGCTATTGCCTTTTGTTCATATTGTGCCCCTTCCTGCTCAAGTATATATACAAATCGTTTGTAAAATTGGGCAGCAAGATCAGCTAAATCTTTCTTTGATGTATTAAATTCATAGACACAACAACGA